TTGGTGCGCCGTATGGTTATGACTCTGCAAACGGCAATCTAGTGCTCGGCGGCAATAACGTATTTGGCAAAGCAATAGCGGCGGACAAGTTGTTCATAACGAAAGGAACAGCGTAATGAAAACTTTGGTAAAAAGCGGAGTATCTATTTATGTTTTCGCAGATAGCGAGGCTGTAAATATAACAACTACAAATATTGTTATTGGAAACCCAGAAACTCTAATTATTGGCGACTGTAATAGCAAAGACACTACACTGCATACTGGTGTTACACCGCCTAGTGATTGGGTGGGCCATAAATATTTATTTGATGGCGCAACATGGTCGGCTAATTCTGCGTGGGTTGATCCTGCAAACAAGTTAAGACCTGAAGAATCGGAGTAAAAAATATGTCAGGATACATAGGCACACAGCCAGTACCACAGGCTACGCAGAAGCGTCAGGCTTTTACTGCTACGGCAGGGCAGACCACCTTTGCTACAAGTGGGTACAGCGTAGGTTTTGTCGATGTATATATGAACGGCGTAAAACTAGCTGCTGCCGATTATACCGCGACCAACGGCTCTGACGTTGTGTTGGCTACCGCTGCTTTGGTTAATGACATTATAGAAACTGTATCGTTTACATCCTTTGTAGCTAGTGATGGGTTGGCCGTTGCAAACAATTTGTCGGATGTAGCAAGTGCATCTACATCAAGAACAAACTTGGGTATAACTTTACCAAATCTTGGAGTTACTAGTACGGCGGCTGAACTAAACACGTTAGATGCAGTGCCTCGCGGTTCTATTATTTATGGTAACAGCAGCGCAGCTACAGCAAGACTAAGCAAAGGCGCAACAGGCACAGTACTGACCGCTGGTGCTGATGACATTAGCTGGGTAGCAGCAAGCGGCGGTGGCGAACAGACATTCACTGCGTCAGGCGCAATAGCCAACGGAGATATTGTCGGACTCAATGGTGATGGAACTATTAGTGTGATGACAAAACTAGCAGGATCATTTGTCAATATTAATGCTGACGGTTTCATGTATTCAGCGTCAGTTGCATATGACTCTACAAACAATAAAATTGTTTATTTATATTTAGATGATGCTAATAATGACTATCCTATGGTAGCCATTGGCACTGTATCGGGTTCTTCAATTAGTTTTGGAACTCCAGTGCAAGTAGCAAGCACAGATGGCTATATCGGCCCGACAAGATGTATTTTTGATTCTAACGCAGGAAAATTTGTTGCCATTTACACTGTCTACGGCGGTAGCAACTCAGGCAGCGTAAAGTGCAAGGTGGGTACTGTTTCAGGAACGTCTTGTTCTTTCGGTTCTGAGGCCACGGTTCAAAGTGGAAATGCAAGTGGTGAATCTGAGTCTTATGACGCTTGTTATGATTCTGGCTCAGATAAAATTATTTTCTTCTACATAACAGGTACTAGAGCATACATAAATGTTGGAGATATTTCTGGGACCAGCATTACTTGGGGGTCGAGGGTTGACGTTGGCCCTGCCCAAGTTAGAGCGCCAAGAGTTACTTATGACAGTTCTGCAAATAAAGTTATTTGTACATATTTGGACGTTACCAATACTGATTACACCTGTTATTATAGAGTCTGCACTGTTTCAGGAACTTCCATAACCCTTGGAACTCAAGGAACAGTTGCTAATTCAACTTCTGGTGTAGCTGGTTACAGCTATATTGATATTGAATATTGTTCAGCTAGAAATAGACTGTTTGTTGCAGGTGAATTTCAAACCGTAGGTGATGTGATATACGTTGGAAGTTTATCTGGAACAACGATTACGTTTGGCACACCAATTACAAGCCCTATAGCCTTTAGTGGTGGGGGTTTCATCACTATGGTGGATTGTCCTGATATTAATGGGGTCGTGTTACAGTACAATTACTATTATAATAATACTTTTCTTAATTTAACGTGCGCCGCTGGCACAAACAATCCTCAAGCATTTTCTCCTAAACAAATTACAGGAGATTCCACAACAGGAACTGCCACTTATTATTATGGTTCAAGTTTGGCATATGACACCACTGCAAACAAAGTAATATTTGCGACTATCAATGATCAGGAGGATGATAACCCAACAGCAGTTGTATATGATCCACTTGTCCCTGACCGATGGGTCGGGCTTGCCGCTGAAGCAATATCCGATGGCGCAAGCGGAAAGGTTACCATTATTGGTGGTATAAACACAGGGCAGTCAGGATTAGTGTCAGGAGTTGAATATAAAGTATCCAACTCATCAGACACTTTAACCACTACAAGTGGAACAATCGTGGGAGTGGCACTTTCTTCATCCTCCGTCTATTTAACAAAGGCTGAAATATTATGAGTACAGCAGCAGAAGTTCGGGCAGAACGTGATAAACTATTGCAGGAATCAGATAATATGGCTCTTGCAGATCGTATAACCGAGGAATGGAAAATGTATCGGCATTTGTTAAGGATTGTCCCAGAGCAATCAGGTTTTCCAAGTGAAGTTCGTTGGCCTCGTAAGCCTGTTTAGGAGTAAGACATGACCAAAGCTAGAGACCTTGCAGGATTCGCGTCATCCTCTGTAACAACCACAGCTTCTGATGGCTTGGTTCTCAAGGGCGATGGTAGCACTACAGACGTTATTATAAAGAACGGTGCTAACGCTACAGTAGCATCAGTCGCAGATGGCACAGTAAACATTACTGCTGCGGGTTCTATAACAGCTACAGGTGCGTCTGTAGGTGCGTTGGCTAGAGGTTCTATACAAGTAGGCAACTCGTCAGGTGTGGCTGCAGCGTTGGCTAAAGGTGCTGCGGGAACAGTCCTAACATCTGATGGCACTGATTTATCATATGTTGCTGTTGCAACAGGTGAAACAATTACGTTCCCATCCGATTGGTCATCGCCAAGTGCTACGTTTACTACTAGCGGAACATGGTCAAAAGGAAGCCTGTCAGACGATGCCTATGTTTGGCTATACCTTCTAGGTGGCGGCGGTGGCGGCTCAATGCGTGAAAGTTCAAGCGGCACTGGAGTTGGTCAAGGTGGAAATGGTGGCGCGGCATTTCTTCTTTACGGACAGGCGGGAGTTTTAAACGGGACTGCATATACCATTGCTGCCGCAACAGCGGGTCGAACGTTGGCAATGGGCGGTCAAAGATACGCTTCAGTACCCGGTAACGTTTCAACTTTTACAATGCCATCATCTATAGGTGGCACAGTGTATACTACTGTAACGGGTTATGTTAATAGTACACCGGGCTATGTAAAACTTATATCAGCAGAAAGTGTAGTTGACATAATTCCTTTATCTGCGGCTTCTGATGACTTTGTCTTGTTTAATACGCCACCCTATGAATTTACGGACCTTGGAGTACCTAGTGGTATTAGAGCGGTATATGGTCTTGGGGAAAAAGCGTACAGCGGTGGGACTGATGGTGCTGAGGCTTGCATTTTTGGATCAGGCAACGGAGGCCGTATAATAAGTAATGGCACTTTAGGACTTCCGGGAAGTAGCCAATTTGCTGCTGCGGGTGGTGCTGCTGGTTCAACAGGGAGCGATGGTCCCTCTCCCGGCGGTGGCGGTGGTTGTGCAACAAGTGGTAGTGGTAATGGTGGTGCAGGTGCGGCTGGTAATTTGCGTCAGTACAATGTGTAGGAGATTGCTATGACTAAAGTTTGGTACAACAAAACCACAGGTAACGGCGCAGTCTTTGATGATGATGCAAGCCTCTCTGATTGGCCTGATTTTCAAGAAACAAAACCCTTACCAACAGCAGTTGAAGTTCGCGCAAAACGTGACGAACTATTAGCATCGTCTGACAGTATGGCACTAGCTGACAGGATTACAGACGCATGGCGCACCTATCGACAGGCACTGCGTGATGTGCCAGCGCAATCTGGGTTTCCCACAAATGTGACTTGGCCAACGGAGCCTAGCTAATGCCAGATATAGATGAGCGTGTTTCCGCGCTAGAAAGGGATGTTGTGGCTTTGCAGACAGAAGTACGAATACAATTTAAAGAGGTTTTTACTAGGATTAAACGTCTTGAAGCTGTACTTATAGCTACATCTGGTGCAACAATCATTATGCTGTTAACAATTCTTAGTCGTATGGGGTAAGCATGTGGTACACGTTTTTGTTCTTATACTATATATAGGCATAGGATCAGAACGTGCGGCAATAAGTACTGATTTATATTTTAAAAGATTAGATATATGTAATTGGTACGCTGAACACTTAGTTAGGCGCTTCGGGTATCCCGAAACAAGAGATTATGGTACAGCTTATTGTGTACCTAAATCAGTCAACCCTAACGAGGTAACAGTATATGATTGACCCTGTTACAGCTTTTGCAGCAGCTAACGCAGCGTTTAAAGGCGTAAAGATGTTAGTCGGTGCTGGCCGTGAGATGCAGGATGTTAGCAAGCAGCTTGGACAGTGGTATTGCGCCGTTGCGGATATAAGCAGGGCAGAAACTCAACGTAAAAACCCAACATGGTTGGATAAAAAGACGCATGGAACCGATAACATAGAGCAAGAAGCTATGGATATTGTGATCCGTAAGAAAACTTTGATAGAAAAAGAAAAAGAAATTAAGTTCATGCTGGACTATAGGTTTGGCTTGGGGACTTACGACGAGATGCTGGGTATGCGCCGTAAGATACGTGCTGAACGAGAAGAAACTGTATATAAAGCTATGGAAGCCAAACGCCAGATACAGAATAACATGGCTATAGGTGGATTAAGCTTGGGTATATTGTGTATGCTAGGGGGTGGTATGTATTTAATAATGTTGGCTACACAATGATAAATGCGTTAATACTGTCGATGACGCTTGCAGGAGTTGCTAATCCCACTCATGTGCAATGCCACCTGTGGAAAAGGTTTACAGATGGAAATGGGCAGAAAGTTTGTGTATACAGATTTACAGCGGGGTACGGTGGCTTGGGATACCACTACCCTACTAAAAACTTTTCTGAATGTCCCAAAGTATTTAGTTGTCTTTATGAGAGGAAGGACAAGCGACCTAGCTTGTCGGAAATATTAGATGGCCTGAAAGGGGGTTTCTAATGACTATGGAAAAGTTTTTGGCGTGGAAAATTATGCCGCGACTTATGATGTTGGTAATGACGATTATGTATATTCGTGTAATTGAGTGGTTTATGTCGTTACCGCAAGATGTTGTTAGTACGCAAGCTACTGCGCTGACTGCAACCGTAACCGGCGCTATGACAGGCGCGTTTGCTGTATGGTTAGGATCAGAAAAATGATAACGCTACTAGGCAGTTTATTAGGTTTTGGTAGTTCATTTCTGCCAGAGGTTCTTAATTATTTTAAAGCAAACCAAGCGCAAAAGCATCGTATAGAAATGATGCATATTGAAACAGAACTAGCGCAGAAACGGTCTGAGATGAAGCTGGTTGAGCTAGACAAACAAGCTGACATTGAAGAAACGAAAGGGTTGTATTTACATGACAGTTCTATCGACGCTGGAGGTTTTATCAACGCCTTACGTGGGTCCGTTCGGCCCGTTATCACTTATATGTTTTTTGCTCTATTCATTGCCACAAAAGTCGTAATCATGGTGAAGGTCACACAGGCTGGCGGCGATTGGATGCAAGCTGTTGACAAAATGTGGGACACAGAGACAGCCGGACTTATGAGCGCAGTCTTAGCATTTTGGTTTGGAAATCGTGCAATATCTAAATATGCGGGGAAATAAATATGAACTATAAAATGGAAACATTAAGGAGTTTGTATAGGGATGGAGACGATGGCCCTATGGAAGCTATACCCCACAAGCAACCTAGATCAAACAAAACTCCTGCAGCTAGTCCCCCGTCAACCCCTAGTCAAAATCCTAGCGTTTCTAGAAACAAAGTAAAAACCGGCAGAGGTAAAACAACAAAGCAAACATTTACTTCTGCAGAACGCGCTGAAATTTTAAGGAAGTCTAGGGAGCTTAGGGAAAAAAGTAACAGATGACTGCTAACACAGTAGTAGAACTACCTGTACTATCTGAGCTTGATAAACAGTTTGTAGCTTTAGAAACGCAGCAACAACAGATACAAGCCCAGAAAAAACTAATAGAGGAATATAAAAATGCAAAAAAATTGGGGTGAGTTTTTTAATATGTTAATTGCCCACGAAGGCGGTTTTACTGATGATGTGCATGATAGCGGAAATAAAAAAGGTGATGGTCACGGCAATCAAGGAAGTACAATGTTAGGTGTTACCGCTTACAACTGGGCTAAGTACACAGGCAAACCAGCACCAATAGATGTAATGAAAACCTTAACCGTTGACGATGTTATGCCGTTGTACAAATCAAATTATTGGGATGCGATTAAAGCGGACGATTTACCTAGCGGGGTTGATATTAGTTGTGCAGACCTTTGTGTAAACGCTGGCCCTAGGCAAGCTGCTAAGATACTGCAACGTGCTATTGGTTCTAAGCCAGATGGTAAGATTGGACCTAAATCTCTTGCAGCTGTAGCAGAACACGACCCAAAAGACATATTACATAAATACTACGATGGGCGAGAAAGTTTTTATAGATCGTTAAAAGATTATAAGCGTTATGGTAGGGGCTGGTCGCGTAGAAATAAAGAAACTTTAGAAAAGGCTATAGAACTAGTTGATAGCTAAAAGGACTAAATAATGGCTGGAGTAAAACTACAAAAGTTTTTTGGTAAAGCGCCAAAGATTGCACCCGAGTTGTTGCCTGACAATGGGGCGCAAGTAGCTACTAATATTAAACTTTATTCTGGCGATCTTATTCCGTACCCTACACCTGTTATTGTAGATAACACTCAACGTACCGGAACCATTAAACGATTACATGCTTTAAAAACTCCTGTTCCGACTACAACTACTAATTATACAGTGACAGTAGCATCTGGAACTAACTCCTATGGCACAGGTAATAAATTTTATTTAAACGGAGTTGTTAGCCCAACAATAAGTTTTGTAGCAGGCACTACATACGTATTTGACCAATCAGATGCTTCTAATGCCACTCATCCATTGAGGTTTAGCACTACAGCCAACGGCACACACGGGGGCGGAAACGAATATACTACAGGTGTAACTACGTTTGGAACTGCTGGTCAAGCCGGTGCGTATATTCAAATTACTATAGCTACCGGTGCGCCTACACTATACTACTATTGTATAAACCATAGTGGCATGGGCGGAACTGCCAGCATATTAAATACTAATGAATTAAACTGGTTATCGTGGCCCACAGATGTTGACATTGCTACGCCGTCAGGCTCGACAGATGCAGACGAGCAGCGGTTCTACTACACAGGAGATGGTGTACCAAAGGTAAGTACTTATGCTTTGGCAACAACTGGGTCTGAGCCGTACCCTGTAGACTACTATGATCTTGGGTTGCCTTTACCTACGGCTGTTCCTGCTGCTGCGGCTGCAAGTTTTACTACTAAAGCAACAACACATTTTGCACGAGATGCGAGTGGTGTAGTTACTCTTACAACTAGTGGAGCACATGGTTTAAAATCAGGAGCGATTGCAACAGTAACAGGATTTACTCATCTAGCAGGTACATATTCGCAAAGCGGTACAACTATAACTGTGACTATGGCTGCAGCGCATGGTCTGGAATCTGGCGCACAAGTTGTTCTTAGGTTTACCTCCGGTACTGCTAACAGCAGCGTTTATACAATGACTAAAACTTCTGCTACTGCGTTTACCGTAACGTCTACTACATCAGTATCTACATCAGGAAATGTAGAGTGGGATATGCGTTCTTTTAACGCTACTTCTATTGAAGTGAACGCGCCAACTACAACTACGTTGACATATACAAGCCCCGGTTTTCAAGTTACAAACACAGCTTTTACAGACGGTAAGATAGACTTAGCAGGAACAATACGATCACGGACATATGTATATACATGGTTTACGCCGTGGGAAGAAGAATCTATTGGGTCGGAGCCTTCTGATGCGTTGTTTATACGTGAAGGACAAATTGTAACTGTTACTAATTTACCTTCTGCAAAACCAACAGGTAAAAACTTTGTACGAGGAATACGTTTATATAGAACTGTTGTTGGGGTTACCACAGCTGATTACTTGCGCGTAGCTACCTTATGGTTTCCTACTACACTAGCCAATGTGCAAAGAACTAGTAACGTAGCTACAGTCACTTGTGCAGAGCCGCACAACTTTGCTGTCGGAGATTATTTTAAAATAACTAATTGTTCGGTAGCATCGTTTAATATTGACGGAGGTGTAGTTACAGATATACCTAGCGATTTAATTTTTACGTTTGCCCAAACTGCTTCGGATGTAGCGTCTACTAGTGCATCCGGTACTTTATACCACGATTCGTCTGAAAATCCCGGTACTGATACGGCAAGGTATTGGGGCGAATCTAATTACTCGTTTGTGGATGATTTTAGTATAGCTAGTCTTTCAGGTTTACTGTTGTCTACTACCTACACAGCACCTCCTCCAACTCTTGCTGGCCTTACAACAATGGCAACAGGTCAAAGCAATGTGTTAGCTGGTTTTGTAAACAACGAAGTTTATTTTTCAGAGCCAAATAAATTTCACGCTTGGCCTATAGCGTATAAAATATCTTTAGAAGATAAAGTAGTAGGGTTTGCTGCAATGTCTGGCAGGCTCATAGTTATGACAGATGCGTACTCGTATATTATAACTGGTAGCGATCCCGCCCTTTTAAGTGTGCAACGTGTAGACGCACGGTTTCCCTGCCTTAGTAAAAATAGCATTGTAAATACAGGCGTTGGCGTAGTGTACGCTACACACGATGGCCTTGCTTTATACAACACGACTACAGGTCCACAACTAGTTACTCAACAACTATACAATAGCGACACATGGAACGCTGATTTAGATCCGACTACACTCGTAGCTAATTTTTTTGAAGATTCGTACTTTGGCGGACATTCAGCAGGCGGTATAATATTTAGCAAATCTAGCGACGATAGGACCGGTGGATATTTTGTAGATACTACTTATCCGTTTACAGCATCTTGGCACGACAACATTACTAACACTATGTACTATGTAAACGGGACTAACGGAGATATTTTTGAATGGGACAATGCTAACCAACCGCTGTCTAACTATAATTGGAAATCTAAAGTTATTAAAACACCCACGCCTATAAATTTAGGTGCTGCAAGAGTAGTCGCGGATTATACAGCTAACACTACCTCTAATTGGGAATCAGTAACAGATAATTGGAACGATTCAATACTGCAATGGGATGGTGACAACGAGGTTACTTTTAAATTATACGTGGATAAAGTTTTGACATCTACCATACTTCTGTCAAATAGCGGCACGTTTAGGTTACCCGCAGGATATAAGACCGATACATTTGAGGTTGAGGTAGAAAGTGTTGTACGTGTAAGGTCTATACAACTAGCTGAAACGCCAATAGGATTAAGGAGTTTATAATGGCTACTAAATATTCAGCCATACCTGCCCTACCAGATGCCGGTGTAGATCAGTGGCAAGCGTTTATGCTAGACTCAATAAAAGAAAATATAGAACTTTTAACGGGAACCCGAGGAGAAGCCGGTCAAGACAGTAAAGCTATAACTAAAGCTCAGTTAACTGTGAACTCACCGCCTGCTCAAGAAATGACAAATGTTAACGCCGCTGGTGCGGGTACAGCTGTTATAACAGGGTTTACTATTAACGGTAATGCCGTAACCATAACCGGACAAGCAAGCGTTCCAGTATTGGATGATTACAATTTGTTAGTATTAAATGTACAACAGCTGGCAAATGATGTAGCTGGGTTAAGAGCTACAGTAGAAATTTTAATCGCGCAACTAAAAGGCTAACCCAATGGCTCAACAACCTGTAAATACAAATTCTCTTGATTTACCTCCGCTGTTGCAGGGTATTCTAAAAACACCGACAGTTCCTCAGAACACACCCCCTATGCCTATGCAGGCTCCCGCACCTATGCAGAACCCTATGCCCATGCAATCATTAAAGTATGGGGGCGAAGTTAAAAAACCTATGTACTCATATCAAGCTGGTGGGCAAGTTGGACCGGCAGGACAGCCTGTAGGTTTGCAGTCTGACATGCAGCAACAAGGTGATAGTCCTTCGCAACCTATGAACCCTGAAATGATGGAGATGCAAGTTCAGGAGTTTATGACCCGCAATCCCCAGCAAGTACAACAAATTAGAAACGCTGTAATGGAAGCTGTTCAAACCGGCGAGTTATCCATACAAGAATTAAATCAACTAGGTCAGCTAGCAACCGCTGCAATGCGTAACCCTTCTATGTATCCGCAGATTAGACAATTTATTATACAGCAAGGTATTGCTACTGAGCAAGATATACCACCGCAGTATGATGAAGGATTGATTTTTTCTGTTATACTAGCGTCTCAAGCTGCCCAAGGTGGAAGCGATATGATGACGGCTCCGCAACCTATGCCCTCTATGGGACATGGTGGGCAAGTGCCTGCAAGTATGTCATCTACAGGCGAAGTACCTATCATGGCCCATGAAAAAGAGTTTGTTATTCCTAAATGGTTAGTAGAAGAAAAGGGTACAGCTTTCTTTAAATCTATGATTGATAAAGGTCCAATGGATGCAAAAAACAAAGGTTAAAAACCCTGTCATGAGTATTGAGCAGTTAACGCCTGCACGTATTGATGAGTTGTGGGATTACCTAGAGCCTTTGTTAACTAAGTCTTGCGAAAGCAATGAGGTGGGGTCTCAAGACATAGACGCAAGTTATATATACTGTTTAGCAAACACAGATAAGTGCGTTATCTTTGCAGGTTTTGAAAACGACATACCTAAGTGCATAGTTGCTTTGCAGTTTCATACAGCAAACGGACGCAACGGCGCAGACGTTATAGCAATGGCGGGGCAAAAGTTGTCTAAGTTTAGAGATGCGTATTGGGATAGTATTCTTGATTGGCTACGTGTAAATGGATGTCAATTTTTAGATGCGTATGCTACAGAGCGTTTAGCAAAACATTACCTAACTCGTTTTGGGTTCACCAAATCATGCACGTATGTACGCATGGTACTGTAAGAAAGGTCTAGTTATGGGCGGAAGTGTTAAGAAAATTGTAACCGTGGCCGCAATGATTGCAGTGCCTTACGCAGCACCACAACTTGCGGGTGCTATAGGATTAAGCGGGGGTATAACCAACGCTGCTATTGGGGTAGGCATGAACGCACAATTAGCAGGAACTATAGGTGCTGTAGTCGGCAACGCAGTAACCGGTTCTGTTATAGGCGGTCTAACTACTAAAGCTGCAGGCGGAAGTTATGCTACGGGTCGAGATTTAGGCATGGCTACGGGAGCTTTGTCAGGGCTGACACAACCTTTTGCAAGTACTAGTACAGCTAGTGCAGGCGGTAATACGCCGACTTTATATGGTCAGTATATAGCTGATACCCAAGCGACTGTTCCTATAAACGCAGCGGTAACTGGAAACGCAATAACTGCAGGTGCTACACCTGCTGCCACTAATGCAGCTGCTGCCACTAATGCAGTTGCTGCTAGCGGAACAAATTTAACAAGTGCTCTTAAAGGTTTAACTAGCCCTGATACTCTTATGCGTATTACCACATTAGCGTTAGCTGAAAGCCCAGACGTTTCAGGTCTATCTCCAGAAGAAGCGCAGTTAGTACAACAACGTAAAGCAGAACTAGCAGAGATGGCGCGTACAAACAAATCGTTGTTTGACCAACAAGTTGCTATGGCCAATGAGTTTTTACAAGCATCAAAACAAGCGCAAGCAAACCCTGCTGGTGCATACGCTGAAACTGCAATACAAACAGAACGCCAGATTGCAGAAAACACTCGCGGTCTATCTAGTGATGCTGCTGCAGCTGTAGCAAGACAAGCTAAAATAGCTGGTTCTGCCGCTGGGTCTGTTGCCGCAGCAGCCGAGACTGATAGAGGCCAAGCTGCTGGTCTGCGGTTCCAACAAGCTGCATTAGATTATATGCCTGATTCAGCACCAGAAGGTGCAGCAGGTTTAACACTACCTCTTATGCAAGACCTTGCTGAACGCAGACGCCAAGCACAATCAGACTTAGTGTACGGTACAACTAGCGCATTTGGTTACGGCGGTGAAAAAGAACCGTTCTTGCAAGCGTATGGTACTAAACAAGCCGGTGGTATCGGCGGTAGTGGTGCAATCGGTTAATTTAAGGAGCTAGTTATGGCTGGTCCATCTTATTCTCAAGTACGTCAAGCCGGTGGTCTAGGAACTATAGCCGGTGAAGCCCCTATGGAAGCCTTTGATCGGGCTGTGTTAAACGCACAAAACCGCACCAAAGGTTATGAGGATATAAACACAAACCGTCTTGCTCAAATAAAAACCGGTCAACTTATTGAAGAAAACGAACTTAAACTAAAAAGAATGAGGGATATGGAGGCTTGGCGACAAGGCGGTATGATAGGTCCACCTCCTAATCAAAAAAACTACCTTGATGATCTTACTCAAGCAAACCCGATGACTAGGGCATTTGATCAGTCTGCAGTACAATCAGGGGCAAACTACTTAGAATCTAATTACCAAAAAGAAGCTTTTGGTGTCCCACAAACTGGTCCGTCTGTTGTACAACCTGTTACAGAAACAACGGCAGAGCCACCAAGTACCGGTGGGTTTCGTGATAAATCCTCATTTGTAAACGAGTTTAAAAACATATGGAGTGATCTTGAGGGCCGTTTTAATCTACCCGCTGGTTACTTAGCACGAACTGCTGACATAGAAAGTGACAGTGACCCCAACGCCCAAAATCCTAACTCAACGGCAGGTGGGCTGTTTCAATTTGTAGACAAGACAGCAAAAGAATATGGTTTAACAAATAAATTTGACCCTTTAGAATCATCGGTTGCTGCAGCAAGACTTGCAGCTAATAACCAAATACGTCTAGAAAAATTAATAGGGCGTAGACCTACACCAGCAGAGTTGTATCTGGCACACCAACAAGGGGCTGATGGGGCTGCAAAACTTATAAATATGGCAGAAACACAACCAACTGACTTAGCAACAAGTTTGGTTGGTATAGATGAGGTGAAATTAAACGGAGGTAATGAACAAACTACAGTAAGCGCATTTGTAAGACTTTGGAAAAATAAATTTCAAGGTCAAGGCATGGACTCTATCGTAGACACATTTCAATACGCTCAACCCTTTACCGCAGTAGGTTCAGAATCTGGTCTTGAACCTAGATTTCAAGATTATAATAGACAAATATATTACCCATCGTTCAGACGTCAAATAGCGGAATATCCAGAGCGGTATAGCACTGAACTGGGGCAACAGGATTATCCACAAGACTATAAGCAAGAAGTTGCAGCTACTGAAAAAACAGGGGTGCTTGGCAATGTAATACGAACACCAGCAGGTATTCGTCCTAAGATAAACTTTGATTTTCCGTCACCGCGACAACCCGAAAACCTCGAAGGTGCAGTTGTACCACAAGACATTGTGGATGCAGCTAATGCAACAAACACAAGACCGGGAACAAGACCTTTACCTATGGGTCTTGATAGTGGATTACCTATTACTCTCCAAGGCAATAGGT